GTCCCGCTCGTGGTAATCGTGCCGCCGGTGAGTCCAGTGCCAGTGGCGACACCAGTAACTGTACCAGTACCAACGTCGTTCGCGTATAGCACGTTCGTACCATCACAGATCATCGTGCGCGATAATCCGGAAGACGCGACCACACCAGTCCCTGCCGCAGTTTTTACAGTAATCGCAAACGCGCCGGACGTGGCATTCGTCACCACAAAGAAATCAGGCGTCGTCGCAACAATAACGCTGATATTCCCTGTCAATACGCCGATCAATTTTATCAGCTTGTTCGCTTGCTCGCTTGACGTCAGCGTTACGTTTGAGCTGCCAGAAACATCCTTGATGAGCTGCGTGAACGCGAACGTCACTGACTGGCCGAAGCCAACCACCACGAATTCATTCCCGGCCTGTGCGCCGCAGATGATTACGCCGCTGTTGCCCGCCGCAAACGTAAACGACGCCGCGCCATTGATAAGCTCGCCACCAGATGTCGTGAATACCGCGTTACCAGTGCCTTGGTTGCTGAAGAATACGATGTAGCCGCTGCCGCCCAAGCTGGCCGCCGATGGAACCGTAATTGCTGCCACGCCACCCGTCCAGATAATCGTGCTGCCACGGTCATTCAGCCCAAGCGAAAAGTTCGCATTTTTGTACGATCCAGGCGTATCAATTTGCAACAGTGACGCCGAAGCCTCCAGCCCGTTACCAGCCAACGATGCGGCAGAAATCGCGTTCGATCCTGCGCCAAACGTCAGCGTCGCCCACGTCCCGGCCACGGTAGAATTATCTGTGATGTAGATGAAATACGAGATACCAACCGCCGCAGACAAAATCGTACCGCCAGCGTTATCCTTCACAGTGAATACTTCTGCGCCTTGGTTCTTGATGATAATCGACTGGCCGACGCTGGCTTGGCTTGCATCCGGCATCAGCAGGCTGAGGCTAGGAGCGGATGCCGTGACGTGCATAATTTGCGCTGTAATCAGCGTACTATCGGTAAACGAAAACGGCCACTCCAGCGTGGTATCCGCTGCAATGGTAATCGCATCGTATTGGTTATCTACCGGGTTAGCGCCCTGACCGCCGACTGGATAAACGTAGCTCATTTCACAACCTTCTCTGCGCGCGGCGTAATTCGTTTTTTATCTTCAATCCCAAACTCGGACAGTTTCTCGGAGTACATGGCCTTGAATTCTTCCAGCCTCTGAGGATTTGTTAGGAACACCGCAGACTCGACCAACAGCCCGTACAGCATCAGCTCAGGCGCGAGCTGCGTCAGGAGATTCTGCTGGTTTGAATCACTCAGCGGTTCAGGTCTTTCATAAAACCCAAGTCGGTATGGATAAGCCGTAGCAGGCGTCGGGAACACCATGTATTGAAAGAATTCAAAATCTGCATAAAACCTCGGCTCATCGGTGGCAGTTTGATCGGGATAGCATTCAGAGCAAAATTCATACGTGCGCTCTTCCAGTGACACAAATTCATTCAGCCCTGTGCCGGTGCGGATCTGAAACGATATATTATCCAGCCAGCGCGACGGCTTTTCGTACACGTTCAGGCCGACCTGCATGGTCGAGTCCACATACCGCGTGGTCATCAGCGTTTTCAGTACGCGCGCGACCTTGCGCTCCGTTGCGTCGATCAGCGCCGGAAGCTCAGTGTCGTAAGTCGGGGCAAGCTCCTGCCGAACCCAGCGCTTTGCTGAGGCCCCAAGGCTTGCGTATGTCATTACATAGGACAATTACTTCGCCTTTTTCTTTTTAGGTTTTTCTGCAACGCCAAGAAGAACATCCACTTCAGAGTCAGACGCGTGGCGGTTTTCGTTGATAATTGCTTCGAGAATGGAGAGCTTTTCATCGACGCCTTCACCGGAAACAACGGCCTTCAAGCACTCTAAAATCACTTTGTTCGTATCCATAACTACCCCTTATAGCTAAACGTGGTTTGTCGCATTCCAAGTACGGCGAGTCTATCATCACAGTGAGTAAAAGTCTTGCCCAATCCTAAGCTAAATCCCATCTCGTATGCAAGCTCACGAAATTCATGGCTTGTCTCTGTAAAGTCTGCCGCAATCGTTCCGCCGGTCGGCCAGAACGGATGATCGTAAACATGCAGACTGCGTGGATTACCGCCGACCGCCTTATTGTGTGCCTCGCTGCGGCACACGGAATTCACGTTGAGAGGCTTGCCCCACGCTTCGCGCAATTCATCCATGCGCTGCCCGAATCCAATGTAAAATACCTCGGCATTACCGTGCTTGATGTGGCGCGCAGGAGACAAAACAGCGCATCCCGTTTTTTTACAGGCAAGCTCTTTATGGCTGAAATACTTAGTGTTTACCTCGTCCATTGCCGATCTCCTCCGCGATGTGTTCTACCTTGGTTTCAATGCGCGCTAGCCGCTCATTCGTTTGCAGTATGCTCTGATTTACTTTCTGATCCATAACTTTCTCATTTACCTGTAGCACGTTGATCGCGTCAGCATGAACCTGAACTGTCGTTCTGAGCGCAACGAACCCACCGAGAAATCCGCACGCTGCGCCAAGAAGCGAGAGCGCAATCGGCACAGCACGAAGCATTCTGTCTAGGTTGCTCATATTCACTCCATGAATTCCGCTGTTAATGCCTGCGCTTCCAACCACGGGCGAGGATTTTTTACCGATGTAGGATCTGGCTTGTAATGTTGTTTTCTGCCCTGCTCGTTCGGCACGTCGTTGCACATCGAGCAGTTGCGTGTTCCGGTTTTTACGGGAGAATCACCGCCGCGATATTCCATCTGCCACGACAATTCTTTATACGGATACACTATGCCGCAGCCGTCGCACCGCGCACGCGCCACATCGTTTTTTATATCAATGCGCGTGCTTGGTTTTGCCATGCGCTTGGGAGTACGATAGCACCTCATGTCGAGTACCCCCCAAGGTCAGGTTTGAACGACACATCCACGCGCTCACGATCTTCCATCAGCGCAATATCGACCGAACCCTTGGCCGCCTCGGCCAACGTGGCGACCCGATCAAACGCACATTTCAGAGCTAGTTTTGCTGCAAGAGTTCCAGTAAATGCCTCAAGGAAACGGTATGGAATGTCCAGCGTTTGTTGGCTTTGCGTCGCATCTTGTACCTGCCTAATCCGGTTGATGAATACTGACGTGAATTCTTCCTGGGGCGGAGGCCAGAACGTAATTGTCGGGATGCTCTGCGCGCGTTCAATGTAAAACGACGACGAGCGGCCAGCCTGAGATTTATTTCCCACGCTCACATACTCGCTACGGCTCAGGCGGCTCATGATAATATCCGACGTGCCTGACAGTGCATTAAAGTACACCTCGCGCACATTCAGCGTTGCGCCGCCCGTCTCACGCACGCGAAAATACTGATATTTATTCGCATACGGAATATCGTACCACTGGGTCTGCCCGGCGATATATGCCTTGGCCGGAGCAACCAGCTTGCTGATCCATGTGGAGCCATCGACAGACCCCTCAAAAATGAGCGTGTACGTCGTTGCTGAGTTCGACTGGATGCCAACCACATTCACAAGGTTGGAAACGCCTGTACCCCAGTTATAACTGATGTTCCCGTCTGGCGAGGTCTGGGTGCAGGCCGTGCCGCTATCGCCATCAAACGCATTCGCCGCCGTGCCACCAGCCGATGACGATGCCGTTCCATCCAAAAGACGGTTGGTATAGCGCATCGTGACTTCGGTGACGTCAATCGTGCCAAGCGGTAGGGCATACGTCGCCTGCGAATCATTCAGCGATAGAATCATGGATTCCACCGTCCAGAGATTTAATTGCTGGTTCGCCAGATCGGCCAGCACCATGTTGCAGGTATAGAGCGCCGACTTAATCATGTACGACGAGATCATCGACGGCTCTTTGCCGCAGCGCTCGTAAGCGTCAGTGATGATGCTAATCAGATCGGGGTTGAAGGAATATGCGCCAGAAGAGGTCATCACTTGACCTTTCTGTGTTCATCTTTAAGTTCTCGGTTCAAGCTGGCCTCCTCTTATTACAGGATGCCCTGCTGCATAATGGTTGCAACCAGACTGCCGCCAGACGAGCTATTTACAAGAATTCGCTGCGCGACTATCGGCATGCTCAGGAATCCAATCTGGTCAGTCGTTGCGCCAACAAGCGCTGCCGTAGTATGAGAAAACCATAGGGGAGAAGCCTTTGTTTGTGGATTGTCAAGCGTAACCTGCGCAGAATAGTTGATTGTGCCAGTCACATCTACCTGCGTGGATATAGCGTCAAGCGTCAAATAGTAATCGCTCAGGAATGGGTTGCTCTGGCCCACAGATCCAATCCCAAGCGTAATTGCTGTAGCGAGCGCGCCGCTGGAGGTCACAGAGTAAATTTCTTTCCAGTATGCCGTGGTAGTCACGGTGTTGTTATTTGGCCCAGCAATCACTTCGGTCTGCGCAGCGCCGCGCATCGACAGACCTGTGATCGTAATGTTTGCCCCGGATAAGTTCCCGGTCGATGTCAGCGTCACCTGACGCTCAAACCCGCCGGGGATAATCACTTCCCCAGCAAATTTATTTGGGTTGCGACCCGTTCCGTTGATAATTAAGGCCCCAGCCCCAGCTAAGGTCTGAGAGGCGCATACATACGAGGCATCCGTAGCAATAAATGTGTAGATAACCGGACGCATGCGCCTCTCCTATTCTTAGTGTTATGCTTGGGTAACGCCTAGCGTGGTCAACTGATCGTTTGGATTGGTTGCAACAATAGATGCAATCAATTGTCGCGTTCCGTTGGATGCGGTAGGCGGCGTGTACGTGCCACGAACATCACCGGTCGTCGCCGTTGCCGGAGACGTGGTAACAGCCGCCACAAACGTACCCGTATGAACGTGCGCAGTATCCCAAAACGTAGTCAGGACATAGCCACGGCTATCAACGCGAATTGGCAAGCCAAACACATCCGAATCGCCAGCACTTGCGTTACCAGTCATCGCCGCCGAAATGGCAACTTGGCTGATCGTCTTAAATGCCTTCTTACCGAACACTGCAGTCGTTCCGTTAAAGGTAACAGTTTCCGTCATGGCGACGCCATAATAGTCCTTACCAGTGAACGTAGCGGTCTGCGTAGTATCGCCTGCGTTAGTCGAAACGATCTGGACTGCACGAGGCACTCCAAAGGTCACGAGGCCAGCAGTGGCGAGCGTACCATTGAGGGTTAAGTTACCGGCCCCCGCAACTGCCTGAGCAGCCGCAACAGCGGTGGTCACAATCGTTGTCGGTGTGATTACATACGAGGTAATCGCAGCCAACTCCACTCCAGGCGAACCTTGTGGAGCAGTTGCACCACCACCGGCTGCGGGAAAGTTAGCAACCGCGAGGTTGCCAACTCGGAGCGGAAATCCTACGTTAGTCATTGAAGTCATAATGATCTCCTACCCGTTAATCCTACGTTGAACCAGTCGAGCCAACAATCGCACGCGGGTTGCCCACTACGAATGAATAACGCTCTTGAGCCAGAGCCAATACGGTCTGGGTCGTGAAGTCGATATTCATGTCGGTGGTAACTTCCTCACGCTGGAATTGGATAAAGCCTTCCGGCGCATCCGTCAGCACGTACCAAGCGTTCTGGTCAGTGAAATACTGGTTTACACAGTAGCCCTGAGGCAGATAGTCGCCACGGTTATACAGCGGGTTGACGCTGTTGTTTGCCGTGTTGGGATCGAATTGCGAACCCATGATACGCTTCGCCGCGAATTGGTTGTTACGAGGAACAGCCAGCTTCACAGGAACATACGAGCGAAGTACGCCAGCCGCATCCACGAGGCCCTGTGCAGCAACGATTGCATCTTGCAATGCAACTTGCGACAGATCCACCTGAGTAGCGAACGTGTTCGAGTATGTACCAACAGCGGTAACGTGCGCGGTCGAGAGAAGGGGCTGGCCGTCACCGAGTGGGAACGAAGAGCTGGTGGCGTTGTTAAACACCGAAGCAGCCAAGGTTTCCTTGGTGATAATCAGCGAATCCTTCAGCGACTTTGCTTGCTGCGGGAATTGCGACTTGTAGAGGTTATCCATTACAGCGTTACGAGTGATGCCGAAGTAGATCGCCACATAGCGGTTGATCGCCGTAGTGGTGAACGTCTGCGACATATCATCGCTCATGGTCGCAGCGCCCTCAGCGCGGATACGAGCCAGACCGAGAGGCTTAATCTCGGTGATGTACTCTTCCGATTTGTCGGAGCTACGGGTTTCAAAAAGCTCGTTGTACTGACCAACGTATGCCTTTGCAGGCTGTACGATTGCGTTCAGGCCAGGACGGAGCAGGTTAGGGATGTCCGTTAGTTTAATGGTCATAATTTATCTCCTTAGACCCCGGCTGTACCAGTACCACCAGAGGTGATATGGTTGTTGATACGAACGAACCAGTTAGCAAAGCTACCGACCGCGTTGCCTGGATAGGTATCCAGACCCAGAATTTTCAGGTTCAGGGTTGCGGTTGTTGCTTCCGTTTCGTTGTTGAGCGAGGTCGTGGACAGACCAAGCGCAGCGACACCAGCGCCAACACGGAAGTTTGCGTTGAGGTTCACGTCAGCAAGAGCCAGCGCCGTGCCAGCACCAGTGCCAGCAGCGTTGGTTTCCTGAATGGTGAACACGGCCATTGGGTCATCGGTCACAAGCGCCTGAGCATTTACTGCGCCAAGCGTTGCGGTCGATGCGACCCAGTTCGGTGCGTTCACAGGGATGCCGGAGCTGTTGGTGTATTTCACACCATTGAATACCCCGATGATTGCAGAACCAGCGACACCGATACCGATAGTGCCGTCAGCAAGCAGGGTGACAGGATCACCCTTAAAAATAGCGGTAGCGTAGCCACTAGCAATCGGGTAGGTCGAATCAGGCGTGTTAGCCGCGCCGAATACGTTATAAACCCGTTGTAACCCACGTGCCGCGTTGACATTATAAGTCATAGCGTTCTCCAAAATGGTTAGGTTAAAATGAATAAGGGAATATAACGGCAACCATCACTTAGTGACGAAAGCAAAAACCCCTCGATTTTTGCGGCCTTAGATAAAAACCATCGCATTGCGACGAATACTTGAGAGCATAATACCGCACATCCGTATTGACGTCAAATAAAAAAACGCGATCAGTTTTTACACCGACCGCGTTTAGTGGCAAACTCAGGAGCAAACTAATCTGAGAATTTCAATCCGGTGCGACGCTCACTTACGTTGCCGGCCTGATAATTCACGCCGAGCTTTCCGCCAGACGGAGCCGCGCCGCCCGCGTAGCTTTCCACACCGGCCAGCGCCGATGCCGCCTTGCGGTGTTCCTCATTGCGAATGATGGATTTCTTGCGCGAGTCAATTTCCATCAGGATATTTCCTGCACGCTCGTACACTGCTTCATCGCTTTTCGTCTGGCCGTATTGCGCGGAATAATCGACCGACGCATAATCACCTCCCAGTCTTTCGCGCACATCGCCAACAGTGACGGGACGCCAGCCAGTACGGTGCGCATCATAGAGCTTCGCTTCATCCACATCCGGATCGCTAGAGCGCGCCTTGGCCGCAACCCAGCGGTAATCAAATCCATGCTTCATGATGCGCGGATCAACGTACAGCGTCCCGGCCACGAACGGAGTTGATTCCCCGCCCAGCGCCTGTTCATCATACGAAGAATCGCCAATCGGCGTATTGTTTCTTGGTGGTCGTGCCATTGTTCTCTCCTACTGGTTTTTTCTCGATGCCATGTTCGCCTTGAACATCGCACCACGGTCGTTCTTCACATCATCCTGATAGATCGACGCATAGTAGCGCAGCTTTTCAGTACGTGTTTTCAGCGGCTTTCCGTTGCCATCCACCTTCAGATCATGTTCAATCATCCGGAACGTCTCTAACTGCTCGCGCGGCAGGGTAATCTTATTTGGATCGCTGTTCACTTTCTTCCCGCTATTCGTAGTGGACGCCGCAACCGATGCAGTCTTAGGCCGCGTGTTTTTCTGCACTGGCGCTGCTTCTTCTTCGTCATCGCCTTCATCCGCCTCGTAATTCTGCTCGACGTATTTATCAATCGCCGCATAATACTCCGCGCTGCCAATCAAATCCTTGCGACCGTTCGCCAGCAGATTCTGATTCATCTTCGTGGCAAACTCCTCAACGTCAGCGGTCATCTCGGCATCCTCGCCAAACCACTCGTTGCGCGCCGTCCACGCCGCCTTGTGCGCCATGTTATTCGACGCCGCCGGAGCCGTGCGAATATCGTTAATCTCGGACGATACCCTCGTTCGCAGCGCATCTGCTTCCTGCTTAACCTGAATCCGCGCTTTCGTGAATTCGGTCTTGCTGCTCTGCGCCTCGGCCATACGCTGCTGCGCCTCGATCTCCGCCTTGGTATCGCCGTTTTCTTTCGCCTCTACCAGCGCGCGGATCGCCTCTTTCTCCTGCTGCTCGGCAATGATAATCCCCTGCGCATACTGGAAATCCATGCCTTCAAACCGCAGGCGACGCTCTTCCATGACCTCGATGCGAGCGCGACGCGCCTGCTCCTCGGCCTCTTTCATTTTTCCAGTAACCTTATCAATGCGCGCTTGCGGGTCACGGCGTCTCTTGTCTCGTTCAGTTCTTTCAACTCCCTCTTTTTTTCCTGCCGGAGCTTTTTGAACTTCTGCCTCTTCGTCTTTCTCGAAGACCTTGAATCCGCCATCTTCGTCAAATTCCACCTCCACTTCTGCCTTCGGGGTTTCTTCTTCACCACCTGCCGCGCCACCATCGCGCAGATCATCCACCACGTCCGGTAAGCTGTTCAGCAGCTTGGACACATCGCTCATCGCCTTATCATCGTTCGGGATAGCGCCTTCGTTGTTCTCAGTCATAAATTAAATCCTTACCTGGTTTGCCCACGTCCCGTCGAGATCGTACTCGTCAGGACTCTTCACTACTTTCTTCACGCCCGTATCAGGAATAATTTTGAACGTGTGCCCCTTATACAAATACGAATCCGTGCGCGAACGAACGAACAGGACGTAATCGCCCGGCTTACACCATGCGCCGCTTGGGAAACTGTTCTCAGCATCGCGCTTGTAGGCATCGGGGCCAATCGCCACAACCTGCCCTACTACTTGCTCGTACAGCAGCAATTCCTTCAGTTTGTTATCAAGCACCAGCGACGGGCAGGAACGCTTCCGCAGCTCTTCTTTCCCATCAAATTCAAATATCCCATAATCCTTGGGGAGATACACGCGCAGCAGCACGTTATATCCGGTTGGCTCACCATCGTAATCATCGAGCGACGGAGGAAAAACTTCTTTCGGGGTATTCGGCTTAATAGATGAACTGTCCATCTCCCCGCTCTGCGGCATTATCAGCGACATTTTCTTTATCTTTCTGTTTGAAACGATCAGCTTCACCCAGCAAATCAACCAGCACTTTATCCGCCATGAGCAGCGTATTGTGACGCTCTCGGATCGCGGCCAATTTTGACAACGATCCCGTCACCCCAAGATCGGTATCAATTACCAATGGGTCGAGCATCTGCGTTATGCAAAATGATTGCATCTCGCGCAACCGCGCAAGGTATGCCTGTATGATTTCTGGATACATGGGTACTCAGCGCGTTAGCACTTGCCCTTGCGACCCGATGCCTTTGCAGCACCGCCCATTGCTTTCTTCATAACAGCGCCACCAGCTTTTTTAGTAGGGATGCTGTCAACAACAGATTTCGCAGCAGCGCCACCCAGCATCTTCGCAGCCTTAGCGCGATTGCCGTCTTGTACGCTCTTCGAGGTAGGAACTTTCGACTTAGCCATTTAACTCTCCATAAAAATGATATAAAGTTTTCCGTCTTTTTTTATGCGAGAGGCTACAGGATCATATTCCGTAACGCCTTCGTGCCGCTCACCATCTTCCGTGGTGTAATCCAACGCTATCACTGTACCAGCTTTTTCCAGTGCGTCAACTGCTATTTCATCTAAAAACGCCGCCGTGTATCCACTCACGTTGTGGTGATACACACCAACCGGATTGCCAGACGACACCACAATATCCACGCGGTTAAACGGCACTATCAGTGGCTCGCTCATTACCTGACCTCCGGCGGCAGCGCCTGACCAGCGCTCGAATCATCCGTCATCAGCTTCGTCACCGCGTCGATTTTTTTCACTTCCATTTTCGCCGCACGGTTTGCCGCACCCTCTGACTGCGTGACCGCCAACTTGTACGCATCCTGCTGCACCTTCATCTCCTCGACCCTGACCTTATCCGCAGCGGCTTTCGCTTTCTGCGCAATATCGGCCATCATCACCTGGCTCATCGGCATCTCGCCCTCGCCATCCTTGCCCTTCGGCATCAACTGCTGCGATACCTGCGCGGCCTTCATCGCAATCGCATTCTCCAGCTCAGGCGGCAACTGTCCTTCTGGAATCATCATGCCCATCTTCTGCTGAAAATCTATGCGCATCTGCATCGCCGCATGCTCCTGGATGTGCGCCATCATCCCCGTCGCACCCTGCGCCACCATGTGTACCTGCATGTGCGCCTGATGGTTCTGATCCAACCCAGCCTTCAGCGGCAGGCCCATCGTGGCGTTCATGTTCTCCGTCACCGGATCGAGCGGCATCGCCTGTGGTTTCTGCTTCGGCAGATATTTATCCGGATTCGGAATACCAAAACTCCGGAACGCAAACCGCATCGCCTCAATCATGTGCGGTGGTGCGGCCTCCGTCAGCATCTGCGCTGCCTGCACCACCGCCTGCGCCTTCAGCATGCGCTGCGCATCCGACGCAATGTTCGGATCACTGACGGGTATCACCTGCGTATTACGCATGTCCATCGGCGTGACGCCCATCTGCGCCGCCAGCGCCATCCCCTGCTCGCTGGTCTCAATCCAATCGGCCAGCAGGTCTTTTATCATCCCGAACTCACGGCGCATCGTCGCGTGTATCCGCTTCATGCTGCCCGTCATTACCTTCAGCGCCGCCTCAATCAGCGCCAGCGTCGTACCAACCGGCGCATCGCTGCGGCCTTCGCCCACACCAATCTCCGTCGCACCGATGATCGACTTGCTCCCCTGGTCAATCTCGCGGTACATTTCCAGCGACAACTGCGACGGCTGCTCATACGGAATCGGCATCACGCTGTTCGTCAGCGTCTGACCCATCGTATCAATCTCAACCCACTCGCCCGGCCCCGCGAGGAAATTATTCGACGTGAGCCGCATTCCCTTCGTGCGCGCCATCGGCCTGAACATCGCCATCGTGTTCGCATCCACCGTCTGCCGCATAATCTTCGTCTTAAAATCCGTCCGGTTCGCCAGCAGATGCACCATACCCCAGCCACGCGATCCCAGCCCCTGCAACATCTTATGCTGCACAAACGCATGGAGCTTTTTACATTTCAGATCGTTCTGCGACCAGTTCCGCTTCAGCGATACCACCGTGCCCGTCGTCGCATCCAGCGTGACAATATACGGACAGGGCAGCTCGTGCCGCGCAGCATCCTGCAATTCCTCAATTACCAATACCGTATGCACTTCGTAGAACAGATAATCCCGGTCTTCGCTATACGCCGCGCCGCCGTCGAGTCCGAGCGCCTGATCCGTTTCGTTATCACGATCGTCATCCACCCCGCCGAGCTGTATCGGCTGGAGCTGTGCGTCTTCGAGGAATTCCCCTGCCGCCTGCATCTCCTTCACCGCCGCCTGCGCCAGCGTGTATCGGTGTGTCGCGCGCGTGGCGGTTCTCACTGACCGCGTGCCGTAGTTGATGATAAAATCCTTGGGCGGGATGTAATACGACACCGGCTTATCCTGCAACGGATCTTCGTACACCTTCTTGATTACGTCGCCCGCGAACACACCGATCAACAGCGCCTGATCCATGTCCTCATAATAATCTTCCTGCACGTCCGTCAGGTAGTGATTCATAAACGCCGACACGCGCTGCTGCGCCGCCATCACCGCCTCGTCTGCATTCCCACCCTCGGCAATTTTCACCGGGCCTTCCGCCGGCAGAATCTCACCGTAGATCTGCGCCTGCGCACGCACAACGGCATCAATCAACATCGGGTCGGTGACGCTACACGCGCCCTTGAACGGCCACGTCTTCTCTTCAATCGTCAGTCCCAGCAATCGCACGCCGTGATCGTACATCTCGTGCCACGGCGCGCAGGTATCATCATCCGCCTCGACCGCAGCTTTCAGATCCGCACCAATCTTCCGCAGCGCATTCGGCTCCATCACCGACGCCACGTTATCGTTCCAACCCAGCAGCGCCAGCTCCATCGCCTTATCGGCATCAACAGAACCTTCTTCCAGCGTGATGATTATATCCCCGTTCTCGTCCGTTTCCAAACCTTCCAGATCGTCGTCATCACCCATCAGACCATCGTCCTGCTGCGCATCGGCCACGTCGCCCGTAACGGTAATTCCCAGCTCGTCCATGATCGACTTCAGCGCGTCACCCTCGTCCGGAGCGGCTTCGTCCATACCCATCGCGTTTTTATCTCTCATGGAAATCCCCTCAGTAAATCGCCTGCTCACGCGATACTATATCACTATCATCGCTCTCTGTCACATACGAAATCGTTTCGAGCTGCGACGACAACAATCCACGCTCCATCATCCACGTCAGCGCCATGGAAAATACGTCGCCCACATCCTTCGACGTTCCCTGTGGAAACACCGAGATCTCATCCTCAAATTCTTTCGCGTGGGGACGCAGCACGCCCGGCTGACCAGGCTTCTCCGGCAGGTATATCATCCCCCCTTCCACGAGGTGCGTCACCTTCCGCATCCGTGATACCTTATCCCCATACTTCGTCGGGTTGAATCCAATCACCGACGCCTTCGGGAAATCCAGTCTGCGTATCGACTGCAACAGGCTCTGCCCCGACGACTTCGCCTCGATGATAATCACGTCCGGCACGCATTTTCCATCCGGCAACCGATCCGCGGTCCAGCCGCCATCTTCCGTCTTGCTTACCACCTTGATCCGGTAATCATTCCCCATCAGCTTCACCGTCGCATACAGCTTCGGAAATTCCATCCTATCCCGAAACGCCGCCAGCAAAATCGCCGCGCGCCCATGCTCGGTATCAAACAGGCCAAACGTCTGGCAGGCACTATACGCCGCCTCTTTCTTCTCGCTCACCGCCGTATCCCATAGCTGCACCACCATATCACATTCCGGTGGCGCGGCATCCGTCCAGCGCTTAAACCACGCCCGCTTCACGATACCACCCTCCGCCGGCGCCGGCCTCTGCTGCAACTGACCCGCAACCTCATACTCACCACCGCTCTGCCGCAGCGCCCGCTTCAGCCGCTCCAGCTCCACCGTGCCCACCCGCTCCGGTATCAGCAATTCACCGGCCTCCGTGCGCGGGTCGCGCCACTTCTCCGGCGCGGTACTCGGCAACACAATCGTCTCGCACGCCCGATCCGGCTCAAATTCCATCGGCAGCATCAGATGCACGTAATCGTGCTTCTCCTCGCTGAGTATGAACCCCGACACGTCATTCTCATGCACGCGCTGCTGGATCACCACCTGCCGTCCGGTCTTCATGTCGTTGAATCGCGTCGGCAAGGTAACGCTGAAAATCTCGTTCGTGCGGTCGAGAATTGTCTTGCTTCTGGCAGAGGCTGAGTTGGGGTCATCCACTATAAGTATACCCGCGCCGTCCCCAGTCACGCCGCCCATGAAGGACATCGCAAGTCTGTCTCCGCCTGCCGTCGTCGTCATCCGGTCTTTCGTGTTCTGGTCGCTCGCCAGCACGATTCTTTTGCCCCAATTATTCTGGAACCACGAACTCTGAATCAACCGCCGCGACTTCACGTTATCGCGCTGCGATAGATCGTCAATGTATGAAATGCTCATTATATTTTCAGCGGGATTGCGCAACCAGCACCACACCGGAAACGCCACGCTGCATATCAGTGATTTCCCGGTCCGTGGCGGCAGGTTTATCAACAATCGCTTGATGTCGCCGCGTTCGAGAGACATCAAATGTTCACAAATCGCCTCTACCGCCCATCCATCCTGAAACGTATACCCGCCGCTGATAATCGGCCAGCAACCCTTCACAAATTCGTGGAGCGAATCCTCCATCGCCCAGATACTATCCAGCCGCTTGCACGCCAGTTCCAGCTTCCGCAGCATCGCAGGGTGAAGGTCGGCCATTACCGATTCCGCTTATTCGCAGGCTTCTGCTTTTTACTTTTCCCAGCCACACTCAACGCAATCGCAACCGCCTGCTTCTGCGGCTTCCCAGCTTTTATTTCTTCGCGAATGTTCGCAGAAATTATTTTGTTACTTTTTCCTTTTTTTAACGGCATAAATCCCCCTGTTACGTTACTTCTTCATCCTCGCCACCACGCCCTGCACAAACTCCCGCAGCTCACTCTCGCTCAACCGCTTCAGCTCCCCGTCCGTGACCTTATCAATATCCACAATACCACGCTGCCGGTCCTCACGCTTCTCCGCAATCCGACTGATCGCCACCAGCAAATTTCCCGCATCCCGCGCCGTCGCAGGGTTATTCCCCATCCCCCTCAGCGCCTTCTGCATCAACCCCTGTACATCGTCCAGCGTCAGCAGCTTATCCGCAGGCCCGTCCGGCACAATTCCCAACTCCACCAGCGCCGCCCTACCCGCCTCCACACTCTCCCGATCAATCTCCTCGTTATCCTTCGCATCCCGAAATACCCTCACCTGCGCACTAATATCCGCACGCCCCGCTAACCGCAACACACCCGTCAGCCCCAGCCGACGCCCCGCCTCCGCAGCATCCACGCCATCCGCCTGCAACCGGCAGAACTCCATCTCCAATTCACTTAGTGCCATAATACCTTTCCCACGCCTGCTTCAAATTCTTCCGCGCCCATACCTCCGCACGCTCCCGATCTACACCACCATCAAATTCAATGATCGCCGCACGCTCCTCGTACCAATCACGCCAGTCCTGATCGTCCATCCCCGCACCCCGTTGCCAGATAAGAAAAAACGGCGAGGCTATTTAAAACCCCGCCGCCAAGCGTCACCTTCGCATAACACAAGTAGTAGTATCAGATGCAAACAAAGAAATCAATAGGAAGTTATGACCCCCCTGTTTTTGTTTACCCCACCCCCATTTTATAAAATACCCCCTCCATCCATGGCAAATGTTCCCGGTTTTTGGGTTATGACCCCCCTCCTTGTAGGATGGTTAGCAAAAATAGGTGGTGGGTTATGACACAGGGGAAAGTTGGGGGATTAGGGGAGAGTGTGTACTAGAATATATTTGACCCCCCCACCTCTCGCGCGCACAGGGGGGTGGGGGTGGGCGCGGGCATGCACCTGTACGCGGGCGGGCGGGCACGCGAGCGCGGGCGCACGCAGGCGCGGGCAGGCATGCACACACCTGCACGCACGCACAGGAGGGCAGGCGCACGCGCGCGCAATCCATCTACCATATTTTTGACTTTGCTGCACTGCACTATTAGTTTTATGTAATGTTTATTTAGTGGTTGCATAGTGTTTTATCGGTGCTATCTTATGTCTATGCAAGCTCGTTACACATACCGCGCAACATTCACGGACGCTAAGGGCAAACGCTTTGCGCTTCGGATACCAGCGGCACACGTGGCACAGGCTCGCATCATCGCAAAGAACATGGCACAGCGTAACGGCTGGCAATGGCTGGGCGATGTTGGGCAACTTTAACCTAAAGGGTAGACCTATGAATCTACGAACCTACTACGAACCCGCACCGCTCGGAGGCATCCGCGCGCACGTCATCGAACTTGCGGGCGACGAATGGCTTGCACTTGTCGCCGCCATCAACGACCGCGCCGACATCATCCGCCGCCAGAAGGCGGAGCGTGCCGACATGGCCGACAGCCTGAACCTTGCCGACAAGCTGCTAGTGCTCGCGCGCCACAAGGCGGAG